CGCGGCGGCCGCCATGCTCAACAACAGCGCGTTCATGAAGTTCTACGACTACAAGAACGTGGACATGGGCGAGATCAACACCCGCTACCGCGGCGCGGGCGTGCGCTACATCGGCACCAACGCGGACGGCGTGGACATGTTCTCGCTGAGCGGCAGCTTCCTGGACGACGACGGCCAGATGAAGCCCATGCTGCCGAGCGGCACGGTCATCGCGGGCAGCCGCGGCATGCTGAACGCGCTGTACGGCCCGGTGACGCAGGTGGAGAGCGAGGGCATGGACAGCCACCACATCACCTACATGAAGAAGCAGGTGCCGCTGCGCTACGGCTCGATCCAGACGGGCGCGGTGAAGCAGCGCCTGACCTCCTGCCCGACCATCGTCCCCTTCAACGTGGACGCCTGGGCGGTCGCCGACGTGCTGTGACGAAGGAGGCGCGGGAGAGATGGAATATATCGCGCTTCACTACGTTCGCGTGGGCGTCCGGCTGTACGGGCCGGGCGAGTACCTCCCCGCGCTGACGGAGGAACAGGAGACGAGGCTGCTTGGGAAGGGAGCGATCCGCGCGGCGGAGCCGCTCCCCGCCCCGGCGGCGGAGGCGGAACCGGAGGAACCGGCGGCGGAGCCGGCGGAGGAAGCCGCGGAGCCGGAGGCGGAGGAGGACGGCTTCTCCCCCGAGGTGGAGGACGGCGACGTGCTGCCGAAGAAGCCGCACAAAAAGGGAGGGAAGAAGAAGTGACGGTGAAGATCATCAAGACCGGCGAGATCAGGACGGTCAACGACAGCTACGGCGCGCGCCTGATCGAGCAGGGCAGGGCCGTGGCGGCGCAGGCCGGCAAGGCGAAGGCGAAGACGGGCGAGGGCAAATGAGCCTGAAGGAGCGCATCGACACGGACCGGCGGCGGGTGTTCATGCAGACGGACCACTTCGCGGACACGCACACATGGAACGGGATTCCGTTTACCTGCGTGACGGACGAGGAAGCGGCGCTGAAGCGCAAGAACAACAACGTGAACGACATCTCCTGGGACAACAACACCATGGAGACGCTGGTTTACGTGCCGACGGAGGACTGGCCGGGGCGGCGTGTTCCGAACGACCACGGCTACTTCGACGGCGTGCCGATGAAAATCCTCCAGATTCAGGAGGACATGGGCATGCTGGCGATCCTGCTGATGACGAACAGCCCGCGCGCGCTGGCGGAGTAGGCGAAGGGGAGCGCCTTCCGCAGGAAGGAGACGGGCGAAGGCGAGGGAGGCCGCGAGGCCGACTAGCGGAACCGGTTCCGAAGGAGACCGGGCCGCGTACCCAGCGCCTTCCGCAGGAAGGAGATGGGCGAGATTGCGCATGCAGGAAAGATACGAAAAGCTGAGGGACTGGACGTTCGACACGGTATGCGCGGGGCGGCAGATGAAGACGCCGGCGGCGGGCATGCGGGCGGACACCGTGAGGAAGCAGGAGCCGCGCGTCTACATCGGCTTTTTCCCGACGCGGCCGGACGAGACCGGACGCCTGCCGGAGGACCCGCTGAACACGGCCCCGGCGATCCTGCTGATGCCGGACAGCGGGCGGCTGAAGTACATGGAGGAGAAGCGGTTCGACCGCTACAACCACATCAGAAGGCCGTCCCAGCTCGGGCAGGAGGTGCACGTACAGGCGCTGTTCAGCGTGTATGAGGACGGCGTGCGCCTGCCGGGCTTCGCCCCGGACGCGCAGGCGGGCGCGCCCTACCCGATGGACCGCGTGATGGAGGGCACGGAAGAGGGCCTGTTCACGCTGTTTAACTGGATGGACGACTACGCGGAGGCGCTGCTGGGGGCGAACTTCATCCCGGGGACGGACATGTTTCTGGACGAGGAGAGCGTGACGTGGGGCCTGTACAGCGACCAGCAGTACGTCAGCGACCGCAGGCCGATGTTCTACGGGCTGATGACGTTCCGCTTCAACGCCTTCGCGACGGAGAAGCCGAACGCGGAGATCAACGAACTACTGGAATAGGGGGAGGAATGGGAAGATGGCATATCTGCACGGCGCTTACGGCCAGCAGAACGCGGAGGGAAGCCGCGTCGCCGCGGACAGTCAGAGCGCCATTGTCATCGTCGGCACCGCGCCGGTACACACGGTGGCGGGCGGCGCGGCGAACGTGAACAAACCGCTGCTGGTGAAGAACTTCGCGGAGGCGAAGGCGGCGCTGGGGTACAGCGACAACTGGGCCGACTACACGCTCTGCGAGGCGATGGAGCTGATCCTGATGAAGAAGGGCGTGGGCCCGCTGGTGCTGGTGAACGTGCTGGACCCGGCGACCCACCGCGCGAGCGAGCAGGGCAGCGTGAGCCTGACGCCGGCGAACGGCCGGGTGGTCATCGCCAACGCGGCGGAGATCATCCTGGACACGGTGGCGGTGGCCGGCAAGACGGCGGCCGACTACGTGAAGACCTACAACAGCGAGAAGGAAACGATCACCCTGACGGAGACCAGCGCGGGCTCGCTGGGCACGGAAGCGCTGACGATCACCTACAACAGCGTGGACCCGGCGGCGGTGACGGACGCGGACGTGGCCGGCACGACGGACGGCCTGGGCCAGAACACGGGCGTCTACCTGATGAAGAACGTGTACGAGGAGACGGGCATGGTGCCGATGCTGCTGCTGGCCCCGGGCTTCTCCAGCCACACGGCGGTACACGCGGCGATGGCGGCGAACAGCCGCCAGATCAATGGCCACTGGGACGCCTTCATCTACACGGACATCCCGATTGTGGACGCGGGCGGCACGGCGGTGACGCTGGCGACGGCGGCGGCCTGGAAGAAGACGAACGGATACACCCTTTCGAACGAGGTGGTGTCCTTTCCGATGTTCAAGAGCGGGACGGCGGGCGTCTACTACCACGCGAGCGTGCTGCGCGCGGCGAACCTGATGGAGCTGCTGACGGCGAACGACGGCATCCCCTACGAGAGCGCGAGCAACACGGCGGCCGACCTGATCACCGGCCTCTGGCTGGGCGCGGCCTACGAGGGGCGCGTGTTCGACGACAGCATCATCAACGAGCACCTGAACAAGCACGGCATCGCCTCGGCGGCGTATGTGGGCGGGCGCTGGGCGATCTGGGGCGCGCACACGGCGGACTATGACGACGACAACGTGACGGACGTCAACGTGGCCGAGACGAACCTCATGATGCTGTTCTACATCACCAACGACTTCCAGATCAGGCGCTTCCGCGACGTGGACCGCCCGCTGACGGCCAACGACGTGAACAGCATCGCGGCGGAGGAGCAGGAGCGGCTGGACGCCCTGACGCAGAACGGCATGCTGACCTACGGCCGCGCCTACGTGGACGCGCAGGCGATCGCGGACAGCGACGTCTTCCTGGGAGACTACGTATTCAGCGCGGACATCACGACCACGCCGCTGGCGAAGAGCCTGACGCTGCGCGTCAACTGGGTGGACGACGGCTACGCCATCTACTACCAGAGCGGCGAGAGCGACGAAGGCTGAGGGAGGTGAGAGAGGATGCCGAAGAAGGTATACAACAACATCGAGGATTACCGCCTGATCGACAACGGGCGCGTGTGCGAGGACGTGACGAGCGTGGAGCTGCCGGCCATCGAGCACGTGACCAGCGACATCGACGCGGCGGGCATGACGGGCGTCGTCTCCATGCCCAACCAGGCGAAGGTGGCGGCGATGAGCTTTGCCGTCTCCCACAACAACGGCACGAACTGCAACCGCCTCGTGGACAGCGGCACGCACAAGATGGAGTTCCGCCTGGTGCGCCAGCGCTACAACGTGCCCAAGGGCCGCATCGAGCACGAGAGCGTGAAGTACCGCGTGACGGGCGTCTACGTCTCCACCGACGCGGGCAGCGCCGAGCGGGACAACCCGCTGGGCAGCACGGAGAACTTCTCGGTGCTGAGGTACGAGAAGATCATGAACGGCCAGACGGTGGAGCTGGTGGACGTGATGGCGGGCATCATCCGCAAGAACGGCGCCGACACGACCGACGAGGTACAGGCCCTGCTGAAGTAGGGCCGGAAGAGAGAGAAGCCCCAAATCAGAGAACGTTCTCTGATTTGGGGCTTTCGCTTTGATAACGACAAAGAAGAAGAAGGAGGAACAAGACCATGGAAGAGATCAGGAACGAAGAGACGATGAAGGAAGAGGCAACGAAGGCGGAGCCGAAGAAGGAGATCAGCGGCGAGCTGAAGGCGATGGAGGCGGCGCGGCAGGCGGTGGCGCGCGGGAAATTCGAGCTGCTGGCCCCGATCATGAGCAACGGGAAGGAAGTGAAGGCGCTTCAGTACGACTTCACGAAGCTCACGGGGATGGAGTATGTGCGGGCGATGGGCCGGGCGGACGACGGGAGCGTGAGGAAGAACAGCTTCCGGATCACCGAGGAGCAGGCGCTTTCCCTGTTCGCGGCGGCGGCGGCGAAGGCGAGCGAGGACGTGGACGCGCGGGACATCCTGGACCAGATCGGCATTGACGACAGCATCAAGGCGATCCAGGCGGCGACGACTTTTTTTATCGCTTCCTCCCGGGCGGGAAATTACCGTATTTCGAACGCGTGATGGAGACGGCGATGATCTCGCACACGGGCGCGGACGTGTACCTGAACATGGAGATCGGGCTGTTCATGGACATGCGGGAGGCGCTTCAGCGCGTGCTTGAGCGGCAGGCGGACGCGAACCGGGAAGCGGCGAGGAAAAAATGACGACGGGAGGCGGGGGGACGTGCGGCTGATCTATGAAGGGACGGACATCACGGGTTACGTGGAGACGGAGAGCTGCCGCGTGCTGGACCGGATGGGCGGCGCGGACGACCTGATCGACCTCACGCTGTGGAACCCGGAGGCGTGGAGCCGGTGGGCCCCGAAGGCGGACGACCGAATCTCCGTCTCCGAGGGAAGCTATGATTCCGGGACGATGTACGTAAGGTGCGTCGTCCCGGAGGACGGGAAGTTCCGCCTGATCGCGGGCGGGCTGCCGGGGGCGGCGCGGACGAGGCGGAGCCGCCTGTACCGGGGACTGAGCCTCGCGGAGATCGCGCGGCTGTGCGCGGCGGAGTGCGGCGTCAAAAGCGCGCTGTACGGCCTGAACGGGGCGGGAATCTACCCGTACATCGAGCGCACGGAGGAGGGCGCGGGGGCCTTCCTCGCGCGGCTGGCGGCGCGGGAAGGGGCCTTTCTGAAGTGCGTGAACGGGGCGCTGAACCTGATCGGCGCGAGATGGGCGGCGGCGCGGCCGGCCGCGGAGGGCCTGACGGTAAACGCCGGGCAGGCGGGCGTGACGCACAGGACGTTTCCGGCGGAGGCGCTTAAGCGGCTGACGGTGGTCTCCGCGTGGGCGGAGGCTTCGGCGGAGGATGGGGCGCGGACCTACGGGCGCGTGGAGACGCGGGCCATGGGCGAGGCGCTGACGGCGGCGCTGGCCGGGCGCTGGGCGCGGGGAACGCTGACGTGGGAGAACCTGACGCGCGAGACGCTGGTGATTGACGGCGCGTTCATGGAGAAGATGACGGCGGCGGCGCGGGTGGACGTTTCGGGCGGCACGGCGGCGGACGGGCGCTGGATGGTGTACGAGGCGGAGCACGAGCTCACGGGGAAGACGACCCGCGTGACGCTCGCGCGGGTGCCGGAGGTGCTGGCATGAATCACGAAAACGACCGGCTCCCGGAATGGGGGGCGCGGATTGAGGTCGGGAAGGTCACGGGCGGCGGCGCGGCGGAGGGATGGACGGTTTTATCCTTCAGCCGGCCGGGGCTGACGGCGGAGGGACTGGCCTTTGCCGGGGCGCTTTCAGAGGGCGACCGGGTGTATTTCTTTACGACCCCGCTGGGCGGGATGATTCTGGGGAAGGCGGGGTGACGGCATGGCGAACAGGCAGAAGGACGTAACCGCGAACATCCGCCTGAACGGCAGCGTGGGCAGCGGCTTTACCGAAATGGAGCGGCGGCTGAACGAGATGTTCGGCGTGACGGACAAGATCAACCGGGCGCTGATCGAGTTCGGCAAGGAAAGCGTGGACGTCTACAAAAACTACGAGACGAACATGCTGGACGCGCGGGGCGCGCTTTCCGCGCAGTACCGGGACACAAACCAGCTTGACAAGGTGATGGCCAGCCTGGAGGAGCACGCGAGCAAGTGGGCGAGCACGACGATCTTCCACACGGACGACGTGAGCAAAGCCATCGCGGAGGCGAGCCACGCGGGCTACGGACTGGAGCAGCAGCTGGCGGTGATCCCCAGCGCGATGCTGGCGGCGCAGAGCGGCGGGCTGACCCTCTCCGAAGGACTGGACGACCTGATCAAGATGATGAACGCCACGAA